GGGTATTTTTTTATCTATTATATTTGTGTTTAAATACGTTTAAACATGAAGTCTGGAATTTATAAAATAGTACATATTCAATCAGGCAAGACTTATATAGGTCAATCTGATGATTTAGAAAGAAGATTGCAAGCCCATAGAAATTGGTTTATTAATCCTAAAAGAATTATAAATAGGCATTTGTATAACTATGCAAAAAAATATCCAATAGAAGATTTTATTTTTGAACCAGTAGAATATTGTGAAATAAATATATTGAACGAAAGGGAATTATATTGGTGTCAAATATATAAAGACAATACTTTTAATGTAAGGTTGGAACCTGTTACAAATAGAGGAGTAAAAAGGGCTGATGAGTTTTGTGCTATGAATAGTGAGATACAAAAGAAAAGATTTTCTGACCCTAATAATTTAGCTAAGCATAGAGATATGATTAAAAAAAGGTCTTTGAATCCTAATTGGATTAAAGGCATAAATGATGCAGCTAAAAAAAGAGCAGCTGACCCTGAATGGAAACGTAAACAAAAAGAAATAGTAAATGGTAAAGAAAGAGCAGACAACATAAGAATAAAAAATTTTAATACATGTTACTCTAATTGTGTGGCAATGTTAGATAGAGAAGGTAATATGTTAAATTATTTTTTAAATGTACAAGATGCTTCAAAAAGTATAGGTAAAGGAAGGTCTAATATATCCAGTTGTCTTACTGGAAAACTTGGTACAGCTTATGGGTATAAATGGAAGTATCTTACTAATGAAGAATATTTAGTACTTAATGGTGGCGAAGTGCTTAAAAAAGAATGTCAAGATGTCTAAAAAAATAAGTTGGCATTCTTGTTGGTATCTATTATATATTATATAACTTTGATAAAAATTTTTAATTATGGCAAAAGCAACTGAGTTGGCAAGCGTACCAACATTAGATTCGCCAGTAACTTCAAGTAAGAAGATAGCTGCGAAGAAAGCTAAGAAAGAGCCTGAGATGTATATTTTCAGACTTTTAAAAGAACACCCAAAGTACCATGAAGGTGCTAGTGTATTTCCTCCCTACTTTACAATTCCAAACACAGACATCATCTTATGGAATTACGGTACAGAACAAGAACCTGATTTACAGCCTAGGGAAGTAAGATACATTGATGGAATGAAAACCATTTTTGTAGATGAGCAAGAAGTAAACGGACCTTTAGCTGATAGCATTTTAAATAAACAAACAAATATTATAACTTTTAATGATGGGCATTTAAGAGTGCCATCTTGGAATAAACCACTTGTAGAGTTCTTAAGGTTAAACAATCAATGTTCAGCCAACAAGAATAAATTCAAGATGGTTACCAATACCTATATGTTATTAGACTATGGTAATACAGATGATAATGTAGTTGAGTTAGGTAGAAAGAAAGATAGGGCTTATGATTTAGCGCGCTCAGCCTCCGAGGACGATATGGTACCTCATGCTAAATTTTTAGGCATCCCTTTCACACATGCAAGCACAGGAGAAGAAAGAGAGATGGACGCAATCAGAGAAGACTATAAAGCAAAAGCTTTAGCTGACCCTGAGAAGTTCTTATTGATGGCAAACAACCCTAAATTAAAACTAAGATTCTTAGTAGAGAAAGGATTAGAAAAATCAATCATAACAACAGGCTTGGTTAAGAATCAAGCTCATTGGGTTTCCACTAAACAATTAATTCATCAGCTACCTGCCAATCAAACGGCTGTAGATGCTTTAACTGAGTTTGCTTCTACGGAAGATGGCTCTGGTTTTATCAGCACCCTAAGAATGCAGTTATAATTATTTTGCATAGATGTATCATAATGATAGCCCTCGTATTTCTATACGGGGGTTTTTTGTTATATTTGTACAAAATAGTCTCATGACTGTAGACGAAGTTTATTCCATACTTAGATTTATAGTAAGAAAGAATCAGCTAGGAAGCTTAAGTCCTGCCGATTTTCAATATGCTATAAATTCTGCACAAAGAAATTATTATGATTTTTTAGTAGGTAGAATTGAGCAGTATCAATATGGAAATGCAAGACCTAGGGTAGGCTTATCAATGACTGATAACGTGGTGTCAAGATTGATGCCATTTGAACAATCAAGTGTAGTTACTGTAACAGGAGGTTTAGCAACAAAGCCAACAGGTTTTAATAAGTTAATAGGCATGTATACTCCTAATATATACAGAGTATATAGAATAGAAGAGGATTCTTTTGCTGAGAGGATGCAGGATTCAATAGACCCTGTAGATGAAGAGAATGCTTTTTTTGTAGAACAAAATACTAATTGGAGAATCTATCCAACTACAATACCAAGTATTACGGTTAAATATTTAACTGTACCTGCAAATATTGTTTGGAATTATACACTTGATGGAAGTGGAAGACCTGTATACAATCCAACAGGAAGTGTAGACCCATTATGGAATAATAATGATATTGACGAGCTTGTAGGTAGAGCCGCTAAAATAATTGGTGTTTCATTAAAAGAACCAACTCTAAGTCAATTTGGACAGGGAGTAATTAATACAGGAGAATAATGATAGTTACCACACAGAATATGGTCGACAGGATTCGTAGGGCTTATTATAATGACTACCCAGACGACTCTGCTGTACTTACGGACAATGAGTTATTGTTGCACATTAATGATGCTGTAGCTCAAGTTGCAGTAAAGCAATCTAATGATGCGTATGCTATTACAGGATTACTTTCTACACCTGAAGCTTACATCACTACTTATAGATTGACTTCATTTAGCAAAGATTCTGATACAGGATATTACTACTCTAGTTTACCTCATCCTCCGATGGGGCTACCTGAAAATAGCGGTGTTAATAGTGTTTTTTTTGTAGGAGTAAATGGGCAAAGCAAACCTGTGTTATATGTTTCTCCAAATGAGATTGACTACTTTAGAAACATGCCTTATCAGCCTAACGCAGCTTACTATTGGATTGAAGGTATTACTTTGTATATGTGGGTTAAAAACAACTTGCCAACTAATGTAAAGGTTAATGTAAGAATGGCTACTCATATAACTAATTCTTTATCAACTCCAATTAACGTTCCTCCTGATGCTATAGGAATGGTGTTTGATATAGTGATGCAAAAAATAATGGTTCGTAAAAATATTAAGGCAGACCACATTACTGATAGCGTTGAAAGCTAATAATTATGAATAATCAAATAGAAAAATATATTAAGTTATCAGATGCCGTTAATATGTATATTGACGAAGCTAGGTTAACTACTAAAGACTTTAGAAGGCTTTGGGCAATGGCATTTCGTGGGCTTCAAGAGATTGGTTTAGATGTTTCCTGGTCTCCAAAAATTACTGTGCTACCTGTCAATTCAAATTTGACTTGTGATTTGCCTGATGATTATTTAGAATATGTAAGGGTTGGTTTATTTAATGAGTCAGGAGAAGTAGCTACATTGAAAGTAAATGAGTCATTGACAAGATACAGAGATACTCTTTCTACAAGACTTTCAGATACTGCTAGTCAGATTGGTGCTGGCATGACTGTACCTAACTATCCTTATTGGTTTGGGTATTGGGATGAAGATTACGAACATTACTTTGGTGTAGGTTCAGGACTTGTTCAAGCAGGAGAGTGCAGATTAGATTCTCAGAATAGAGTTATTATATTCGACCCTCAGTTTGGTTATGGTTCTGTAGTGCTTGAGTATATATGCAGCCCTGTAATGGATGATGATTATACTATTGACTTCAGATGCCAAGAGGCTTTGATTTCTTTTTTAAGATGGAAAGATATTCAATCATTACCATCTACAAGGCTTGTTAATATTAATGAAAAGAATATGAGGGAGAGAGAATACTACTCTCAAAAGAAATTAGCTAGGAAGAGATTGAAACCATTTAGATTACAAGTAGCTGAGCAATACATCAGAGAAGCGGCTACGTATGGAGTAAAAGGATAATATATGCCAAGAGGAAGGTTACCTATAGAGAACAAACAGTTTGGTGGTATTATGAACTTGGATGACAACAATGATGTTATCCCTGCGCATCACCACAAGTATGCTATGAATGTAAGATTCAGAGGCCATGCCGGTTCAAATCGTGTTGAGAGTATTCCTGGTAATACATCTATAACTAACTCTCTCCCTTCAGGACAAAATATTTGTATAGGTTCTCATTTTGATGAAGTAAAAAATAGAGTTTATTATTTTAACTACAATAGCACGGGCAAGAATGGAATTTATTATTACGACACTATATTAGGTACTATAACGCCTGTATTAGTTAGTTTTACAAATAGCTTTTACGATATATTTAATTTTAATCCAAACTATCCAATAGCTTCTATTAATATAGTTTATAAAGATGTTAATGAAGGAGACGTATTATATTGGACTGATAGAAATCAAAGACCTTGTTTTTTAAATATTAATGACGCTCTATCTAATACTCTTTATTCTAGTGGTACTAATTGGCAAGCAGATTACTTAAGAGTGGCTAGGGTAATGCCATTAATAGCTCCTGTTTGTAGTTATATTGATTCTGTTTATAGTGGCATAACAACATTAAATAATCTTAAAAGTAAATTATTCCAATTAAGATACAGATGGGTTTATAGAGACAATACAAAATCAACATGGAGTCCGTATAGTAAATTGTTTGCGCCTGCAAATGCTGATATTTTAGGTACAGATATTGACCCATCTAAAAATAATACAATACAAACAATTATACAAACAGGCCCATCTGATTGTGTTAAAATAGAGATATCAGCAAGAGAAAGTTTATCAACAACATTTTCTGCATCTTTATTAATAACAACATTAGATAAGTCTTTATTGTCTATTGCAGATAATAGTATTTATACTTATTATTTTATAAATGATGGAAGTTACGAATATGTAGATGCTGCTGAAGATGCTTTATTATTTGATTACGTTCCTAAAAAAGCAAATACGCAAGAACTTTTAAATGGTAATGTATTAATATATGGAGGTATAACTGAGGGTAATACACCTAATATTACACTAAATATATCAGCACCTACAATAACATTAGTTCCAAATACAGCTACTTCAACTCCATTAACATTTACTAACTCAGATACTATATCGGGTAGTTATCCTCCTGGGCCATTTACAGGAAATTATTATGTAAATATGAATGGCAATCCTCAAGTTGGAGATGTCATTTCTATGTTAATTAGTGTTTGTGATTATACATCAGGAACCTACCTTACTTATGCTACAACAATAAATTATACTGTAGGTTCTTATTCAGGAGATACTGCTTTAAATATTTTAGAACAAAGATTAAGAACGGCTATTAATTCTACTGTATTAAATTCTATTTATCATATTGTAGCAAGCGACCAAACTACGCCAAACATAGCAATAGTCATGGCTAACCCTTCTGGTAAAGGAAGAGTATTATATGTTAATGCTACTGTTGCTTATGCAACTCCTTCAGGAGGAACTCCAACTGATGTAAATACTTCTATATATAAACACAACTCAAGATATGCTTTTGGTATATGTTATTTTGATAGATATGGGGTAACTAATGGTGTTATGACAAATGACACTTTAAAAATAATTACTCCTGAAATAGAAAATACAAATTTAACCGTTACTCAATTAACAATACCAAGTATTAAGTTTTCTATAAACAATCCTCCTCCTTCATGGGCAGAATATTTTTCTTTTGTAAGAACAAATAATTTAACTGTAGCTTCATTTAAAAGTATTACAGTTGATAGTGCTTATCAAAACTCTGTTAACGGATATTTAGATATTACATCTTACAATACAAATACAAATGGATATTCTGCTTACACGTATACTAAAGGAGATAGGGTTAGAGTAATAGGAGTAGTAGGTGGTAGTGCAACAGTAACGCCTCCTTATTATGGTAATTCTACTGTTATTGATTATCCTATTTTAGATGTAATAACAGACAAGCCTACAGGTTCTTCTTTCCCTACAAATGGATTTTTTATAAAATTACAGTACGATTCAAATATGTCTTCTTGGGGGACAACAGGTTATAATTATTTTTACATAGAGGTATACACTCCTGCTACAAATACAAATACTGATTTACAAGTATTTTATGAATTTGGGGAAACGTATAGGACAGGCAATGATGTAAATGGCAATCTTGTTCATTTAGGTCAACAACAAAATCAAGTCATAGGTACGGGAGCGCAACCTGCTATATTTAATTTTTATAGAGGAGATGTTTATTCCAGAGAAAGAAATGGAACATTATGGATACTAGACCAATCTGTTTCTGATAAATATCCTTCTGAAGTAATAGGTAATGGCAGGCCATTTGTTNTAGACACATATGCAAAAGAAATATACAATTCTACTTTAGTAAGATATGGAGGTACTTATCAGCAAGGAACTTTAATAAACGATATCAATAGATTTTAT